AAAGCATTTCACTACATTGAGAAACTTAATGAACTTAATAACACTAGACTTTGAAACATATTATGAGAAGGCTACGTTTAGCTTAACCAAGCTGACGACCGAGGAGTATGTGCGTGACTCACGTTTTGAAGTAATTGGCGTAGCAGTCAAAGTAAACAACGAAGAAACTGAATGGGCATCTGGCCCGCGTGAGGAAATACAACAATGGTTAACATCTTTTCCATGGGATGATTCAATCTTACTGGCCCATAACACAGCGTTTGATGGTTTTATACTAAGTGAGCGTTTTGGTATTGTGCCTAAAGTCTATGCTGATACGTTATCTATGGGTAGGGCATTGCATGGCGTTGAAGTAGGTGGCAGTCTAGGTGCGATGGCTGAACGCTATAAACTACAAGCCAAGGGTACAGAGGTTAATGAAGCCAACGGCAAGTACAGGCAAGACTTTACACCTGAACAACTTAGTAGGTACGGCGACTACTGTATCAATGACGTTGAGATTACCCATGCGCTATTTAGTCGTATGATGCACAACGGCTTTCCAAAGAAAGAACTTAAACTTATTGATCTTACTCTACGGATGTTTATTACGCCGAAATTAGAGTTAGACTTGACTCTACTTGAACAGCACTACGATGAGGTGAGAGACAAGAAGGCTAAGTTGTTACTGGATGCTGACATAACAGACTCGACACAACTTGCGTCTAATCAACAGTTTGCGGATTTACTTAGACTCTACGGCGTTAGTCCTCCGACTAAGATAAGCGTAACCACAGGTAAAGAAACTTTAGCATTAGCTAAGAACGATGAGGCGTTTAAAGCTTTAGCGGAGCATCCCGATATACGAGTGCAGACTTTAGTTGCGGCGAGGCTAGGTACAAAGAGTACACTAGAAGAAACTAGGACAGAACGCTTTATTGGAATTGCCAAGCGTGGTTTGATGCCAGTGCCCCTGAAATATTATGCGGCGCATACTGGACGTTGGGGTGGCGGTGACAACTTAAACCTACAAAACTTACCAAGCCGAGGCGAGAACGCAGGGAAGTTAAAGAAGGCTATAAAAGCACCCGAGGGCTATGTCATCATAGACTCTGACTCCTCACAAATTGAGGCGAGAACACTTGCGTGGCTTGCCGGACAGAACGATTTAGTTGAAGCATTTAGAAAGGGCGAAGATGTATACAAACTTATGGCATCGGCAATCTACGGTAAGAAAGCTGAAGAGATTACAAAAGAGGAGCGGTTCGTGGGTAAGACGACTATCCTTGGAGCGGGCTACGGCATGGGGTCGGAGAAATTTAAGAACCAGCTTAAAACTTTTGGTGTTGAAGTTGAGGCTGAAGAAGCAAAGCGAATTGTGCATACGTACAGAAGTACTTACCCACAAATTGTTTCTATATGGAAACAAGCTCAAGTCGCCTTACAAGCGTTAGCTAATGGCTCTGTAATACGTTTAGGTAAAGAAGGCGTACTACAACTTGTACCGCTTGAAAAAGCTATACGACTACCAAGCGGACTCTTGATGCGCTATGACGACTTAAGAGCAACTAGGGATGAAAAAGGTGTTCAATATATGTACAAGACTCGTCGTGGATGGAATAAAATCTATGGCGGTAAAGTAATTGAGAATGTCTGCCAAGCTATTGCACGGTGTATCATTGGCGAACAAATGATTCGTATCGCTAAGAAGTATGATGTTGTGCTAACAGTCCATGATGCGATTGCTTGTCTTGCGAAAGTTGAAGAAGCTGAAGAAGCTAGGAATTATGTCGAGGAGTGTATGCGTTGGACACCCGACTGGGCTGAAGGCTTACCAGTAAATTGTGAATCCGGTTTCGGAGAATCTTATGGAGATTGTTAATGATTACATGGTCGTACTCTAGCATCAAACTATTTGGGCAGTGCCCAAAGAAATATTATCACCTAAAGGTATTAAAGGATGTTGTTGAACCCCCTACACAGGCTACGGATTATGGACAGCAATTCCATGAAGCGGCTGAGTTCTATATCAAAAATGGTACTCCATTACCGGAACCATTCAAATTCGCAAAGAATGCCTTGGATGGACTCAAATCCATGCCGGGTGAGAAGTTGTGCGAATTCGAGATGGCATTGACCGAAGGGCTAGAACCGTGCGATTTTAACGATCCCAAACGGTGGTGGCGTGGGATAGCTGATTTGGTTATCCTAAATGGCGAAGAAGCGAGGATTTTAGACTACAAAACAGGTCGATCTGCTAAGTATGCGGACACAGGTCAGTTAGAATTGATGGCACTAGCCGTGTTTAAGCACTTCCCCCAAATCAAAAGGGTTAGGGCTGGGTTGTTGTTTGTGATTGCTAACGCTTTCATAAAAGATAGCTACGACTCTAGCAATCAGGACAAGATGTGGCTCAAGTGGATGAAGGAGATTAGCCGTCTCAAATTTGCCCATGAGAGTAATGTATGGAATCCTAGACCGAGTGGCTTGTGCAAGAAACATTGTCTTGTGTTAGATTGTTCACATAATGGAAGGAACTGATATGCCATACGTTAATACACCACGCCCTTATAAGAAGGAATACCAAGAGCAAAAAGCAAGAGGTGAAGAAGAAAGACGCATGGAGCGTCAACGTGCAAGACGTGCGATAGATAAAAAGTACCCCGACAAAAATAAGAATGGCGAGGCAGACATCAGAGAAGGTAAAGATGTAGCTCACGTCAAAGCCTTAGACAAAGGCGGTTCTAATAAGAACGGTGTATTCATCGAATCCGCAAGTGGTAACAGATCATTTAAGCGAGATTCAAAAAGTAACTTAGTTTCAGAGACCACAAAAAAAGAAAAAGGCGAAAAGAAACTAAGCAAAGTAATCAAGCTCAAATAAGAAAAGAGCAACAGGAGAAATAATTGCAAGTTATAGACAATAAGCTATTGCTTTTGAATTTAAAGAACCCGGGTAAAGTAACGACAGTAATTCCAAAGAGTAAAGTAATTCGTACACACGACACACATTCAGAGGTTGCCGTTAACTGGGGCTTAGATGAAGCACAGGTTTTAAAGAACCTACAAATAAAAAACATCCCATCACCTATCATGGGGCAGTACAACTGGCCTGGGTTGTATAAACCGTTTGATCACCAAAAAACAACGGCATCATTCCTTACCCTAAATCCAAGAGCATTTTGTTTGAACGAACAAGGCACAGGCAAAACCGGATCGGTTATATGGGCTGCCGACTACTTGATGAAGGTAGGACGTATTAAGAGAGTATTGGTTATCTGCCCTTTGTCTATCATGGACTCGGCATGGAGGGCTGACTTATTTAAGTTTGCTATGCACAGGACGGTTGACATTGCTTACGGTAACCGAGCCAAGAGAAAAGAAATTATCAATGGCGGTTCTGAATTTGTCATCATTAACTATGACGGTGTTGAGATCGTTGCAGAAGATATTATTAACGGAGGCTTTGACCTAATCGTGATTGATGAGGCTAATGCCTATAAGAACGCCATGACGACTCGGTGGAAAACACTTAATCGACTTTTGAAACCAGACACTTGGCTTTGGATGATGACTGGAACACCTGCCGCCCAAAGTCCGGTCGATGCGTATGGTTTGGCTAAACTTGTTAACCCAAAGAATGTTCCCAAATTCTATACCGCTTTTAAAGACATGGTAATGCACAAGGTAACGCAGTTTAAATGGGTTCCAAAAGCTAACGCCGACAAGGTTGTGTTTGAGGCGTTGCAACCGGCTATCCGGTTTACCAAGGCAGAATGTTTAGATTTACCTGAGATGACTTACGTCACAAGGGAGATTGAACTTAGCACGCAACAAAAGAAATACTACGAAATGCTCCGTAAACAACTTGTGGTGCAAGCATCAGGCGAACAAATTACGGCGGTCAACGCCGCTGTTGGGTTAAGTAAACTCCTGCAAATATCTTGTGGCGCAGTCTATTCCGATACAGGAGAAACCCTAACCTTTGATATCAAGAATCGGTATAAAGTACTGCAAGAGGTAATCGACGAGACCAAGCAAAAGGTTCTTATCTTTGTGCCGTTTAAGAATACGATCAAGGTACTATCCGAAAAGCTCCATGCGGACGGTTATACCACGGACATCATTAGTGGTGACGTATCAGCAGGTAAACGAGCAGAGATATTCCATAGTTTTCAGACTACCCCTAACCCAAGAATCCTAATCATCCAACCTCAAGCGGCGGCTCATGGTGTAACCCTAACTGCGGCTGATACCGTTGTGTGGTGGGGGCCAACTCCGTCCCTTGAGATATATGCACAGGCTAACGCTCGGGTGCATAGAGCCGGACAACGCCATCCGGTTACGATTGTGAGGCTTCAAGGGTCTAATGCTGAAAGACATCTTTACAAACTATTAGATAATAGAATAGACGAAAACACAAAATTAGTTGAACTTTACAAAAATCTACTTGAATAATGTAAAATTTGCTATATAATACTAGTACGGTAGTGAGAACAAAACAAGACCATTACCTTTTTTTCAACAGGAGAACATAATGACAGAAAGCGTTTCATTGGAGAAGCTGACTCAAGTTTATATTAAGATGCGAGATAAGAAAGCTGAACTTGCAAAAGAACTTGAGGAACAAATAGGTAGCATTGATGAGAAGATGAAGACCGTTAAGACGGCTATCTTAGATCAAATGAAAGACCTAGGCGTTGAGAGTATACGAACAGATTCCGGCACGGTGTACAGGACTACCAAGACTTTATACACCACATCGGATTGGGAATCTATGCACAAGTTTGTTCTTGAGCATGGTGTACCTGAACTATTGGAGAAACGTTTGCAACAAACCAATACTAAGGTATTTTTAGAAGAGCATCCGGACTTACTACCGCCCGGACTTAATGCTACAACAGAGTATTCCGTAACCATAAGGAGAAAATAATGGACGAAAAATTTGTCCCGATAGAAGATATTGCGGAGCATTTCGCTGTATCTGTATCGACCGTCCGTGCATGGATTCGGCAAGACTTAATTCCGGCTTTGAAGATTGGCGGTGTATACCGTTTTAAGATTTCAGATGTGGAGAGGACTTTGCGTGAACTCAATGGCGGTGATTTGCCAGTAGAAGAAAAGGATGGGAGCATTAGAGTGAAGGTTGATCCTCACCAACTTGCCCTAGATTTTAGCCCCGAAGATGATGTTTAACAGGAGAAAACAATGAGCGAACTATCAATATTTAAAGGTGGACTGCCAGCCTATTTAAAAAATGCAGTTGACGATACCACTAATGCGTTAGCCGGTGGTGAACTTGGAGCACGTCGTATCTCTATCAAGGGTGGTGTATTCCGTGAGTTTATCGGTGGTAAAGAGTACCGTGTGTCTGAAGAACGTGCCATGAATGTGGTCGTCATCAAAGCCGCACCGAAAGTTTCTCGTAAGTTTTATGCAGGATCTTATGTGGAAGGTGAAGTTGTTGCGCCCGCTTGCTGGTCAACCGATGGTATGCGCCCCGATGAAGGTGTGAAAGAAAAGCAGGCTTCTACCTGCATGAGCTGTCCACAAAACATTAAGGGTTCAGGACAAGGCGATAGCCGTGCTTGCCGTTACGAGCAACGCCTTGCCGTTATTATTGATGGTGAGATTGACAAAGAAGAAGTTTATCAGTTGGTATTACCGCCTACTTCTGTGTTTGGTGATGGTGAGAAAAAGAAACTCCCACTACAAGCATACGCACGTCACTTAAAAAGCAATGGCTTGCCCATTACCGGTGTAGTTACTGAGATGCGTTTTGATACTGCAAGTCCTACACCTAAGTTAGTGTTTAGTCCTATCCGTGGTGTGACCGAGGAGGAGTACGAAGTTATTCAACGCCTAGGCAATTCCCAAGAAGCAACCTCTGCTATTACTATGACAGTAGCGCAGACCGATGGTGTGAAGAACAAACCCAAAGTATTTACATCTCTTGACAAGCCTAAAGCTGTTGAAAAAGTAGAAGCCGAAGAAGTAGAAGAACCTAAGAAAGCAGTAACGAAAAAAGCTACTGCAACTGCTGAACCAAACCTAGCCGATTTAGTTGGTGAGTGGGACGACGTTTAAGTTAGTTCAGGGGGGTAACTCCCCCTATTCTTAGGGTTTTTATGAATACGGATTTCCTACAACAAGTCCTCGGGGACGGGGGATACTATTGTATTGTTGGTCTGAAAAAAGATTCGGACAAGCCTGTACAAAAGTTCTTCGAAAAGTTAGAAGATGCGGTAGCCGTAGCACACAACCTTAAAGACAATGGCTATGATGCGTATTACGCATTGGCTACGTTTAATGATGGCAAGTCTAGAAAAACAGCAAATGTCAAACAACTTAAGTCGTTGTTCATTGACCTTGATTGCGGCCCTGGCAAACCATACGAAACACAAGCCGAAGCTATACAGTCTTTAAAACAGTTTTGTAAAGCTACAAGATTACCCAAGCCATCCCTTGTTAATTCGGGTGGTGGCATACACGCATACTGGGCGTTGACCGAAGCTATATCAAAAGATGAGTGGCTACCCTTGGCTGAGAAGCTAAAGAGCCTATGTGACGACAATGACCTCCATGCCGATCCAGTTGTAACCGCAGATTCGGTGCGGATTCTCCGCGTGCCGGATACGCTGAATTACAAGAATGATACGCCAAGACCTGTAACTTTACTGGGTTCGGCAGCGCCGCCCATTGAGTTAACCACAGTAAAAGATCTTATAGGAGAAGTAGTCCTATCTCGCAAGCCATATATCCCACGAGGAGAAATGGATGAGGTAACTAAAGCTATCCTAGGTAATTACACCAATAGATTTAAGACCATACTGATCAAAACTGTTAAGGGCGAAGGTTGTCAACAGTTAGCGCACATCATTAAGAATCAAGCCACAATGTCTGAGCCGATGTGGAGAGCCGGACTGTCTGTAGCTAAGTTCTGTATTGATGCAGATAAAGCCATTGAGAAAATATCTAGTGGGCATCCTGATTATTCGCCTGAGATGGCGGATAGAAAAGTTAGAGGTATCAAGGGTGGGCCTTATACCTGTGCAAAGTTTGAAGAATTTAACCCCGGTGGTTGCGAAGGTTGTCATAACAGAGGGATCATCAAGTCCCCAATCGTGTTAGGTCGAGAAGTACAAGAAGCAAACGAAGAAGATAACATTGTCGAAGATATCCCTGCCGATGCGCCCCAAGGTCATACGCAGACTTACATAATTCCTAAGTACCCTGAACCGTACTTTAGAGGTAAGAATGGCGGTATCTTTAAACGAGTGATAAAAGAAGATGATGAGATAGATGTATTGATTTACCATAATGATTTATACGTTACAAGGAGATTAGTTGATTCGGACGTTGGAGAAGCGGTAGTCGTTCGACTACATTTGCCCCGAGATGGGGTTAGAGAATTTACAGTGCCTCTGTCAGCCGTGACATCAAAAGAGGAGATTAGAAAACATATGGCAATGCACGGAGTTGCCGTAATGAAGATGGACGAAATAATGTCATATATAACTACATGGGTTAATCATATGCAACACGATGCGGCGGCAGATGTTGCAAGAAGACAGTTCGGATGGACGGACAAGAAGCATGAGGCGTTTGTTGTTGGAGACAAAGAGATCAGGGCAGATAGAGTAGACCATAACCCACCATCAAGTGCTACGGCACAACTGTTTGGTGCGTTTACAACTCAGGGTACGTTAGACGCTTGGAAAGAAGCGATGGAGTTTTACAACCGACCCGGCATGGAACTGCATCAGTTTGTAATAGGACTTAGCTTTGGTTCTATCTTTACCGATTTTACTTCAATCAACGGAGCGTTACTGCACATCTTTAGTCCGGACTCAGGTATTGGTAAGACTACGGCTATGCTTGCAGGAGCTAGTATTTGGGGCAACCCAACCAAGTTAGTTCTCAAGGAAGCTGATACTGCGGCATCTAAGATGAACCGAGCCGAGCGTTACAAAAATATTTGTTTATGGATGGACGAGGTAACTAACTCACCCGCTAAAGACTTAAGTGATTTCGTCTATCAATATACATCAGGGTCACAACGTAACCGTATGTCAGGTAGCGCAAACGAAGAGCGCACAAGAGGTGAGATGTGGCAACAATGCGGTATCAGTACCGGCAACACAAGCATCATGGAAAAGATCAGCGTCCTCAAGGCTATGCCTAAAGGTGAAGCTATGCGTATCTTAGAAATCCGTGCGTATCCTATGCTTGGTTTAGTAAAAACAGATACGGACGAACTTAGTGAAAAAATCTTAAGTAATTACGGTCACGCTTATCTGCCGTTCCTGCAATATGTAATGAACGATATTAAAGGCACGGAAGAAACATACAAGCAGACACAACTTAAGTTAGATAAGGCTTGTGGGTTTGGCCCGGCAGATCGGTTTCATTCTGTTATTGGCGCAGGGGGTATTAGTGGTTTACTCATGGCTAAGAAGGCAGGACTTATAAACTATAACGTATCGGCAGTGGTGCAGTGGTTACTAAATGCTGTATCTAGTATCAAGGAGCAGGTAAGCGCAATGGATGTCGATGCCGAGACCACACTTACAAACTTCTTAGCTGAAAACTACAACAACATTCTTCGTATTAAAAGCACGGATGATTCTAGGATTAACAACAACTCTGGCTTAGAGCATTTAATTATTCCCGATGCAACGCCGAGAGTAGCCATGATCGCAAGGTATGAATACGACGTTAAGATGTTATTCATTTATCCTAAGCCACTTAAAGAATGGTGTACCAAACAACAGATAAATTATCAAGGGTTTGTTGACGCACTTAAGCGGGGCCGCACTAAGGCTAAGATTGGTAAGAAGCGTATGTCCAAAGGCACACATATGAATCTACCTTCGGCGGATGTATTGCATATTAACTGTGAGGAGTTTTTAGATGACGTACCCGAAACAGTGGACAAAGGGGTGGCAACTGAATCCTGATGGGGTTCCAATAAACGTAAACTGGGATGCCTTTGTTGTAGGGGCATCACTATTTATACCGGCAATTAATTTGTCAGCTTTGAATAAACAAATGCAAATCGTTGCAAAAGATAACAACCTAAATCTTAAAGGGGCGCAACGAATTGAAGCTGGAAAACTAGGGATGCGCTTTTGGAGAATTTTGTGATATTATTCACTTGCAACTCTCCTGTTGTCATTTCGTTGCCTCACTAATAGGCTTTACCCCCCGACTATGTTCGGGGGTTTTTTTATTCGCCGTCCATCTCTCTTTCGCTTTCTAAGATTTCTTTGCGCATTCTAGGACTAAACCTAACCCCATGCACCATCTCTTTAGTCGCACGATCTTGAGCCTTCTTAGACTTAGCCAATATATCGCTGATAGTACCGCCGTTAATACCAAGTCCAGGGTGTTTCTCACCCAACTTAAGTAGCGCATCTCTATCTGCGTTTGCGCCTTCAGTATCACCTTTTCGCATAGCAAGATAATAACGAGCCTTAAGTTTTGAAGCCTTGGTAGATATAGCTTTATCTATACCTTTTTCTTTGGCATTGATTTCTAACTGTCTTGTGTAATCGGCAGGGGCAAAACCAAATGATTGAGCCAGTGCATTCCATGCGCTAATCTCTCCGGTAATTGGATCACCACGAAGTGTATTTGCACCTTCAAAGAAATACCGACCGCCTTTGAGTATGTTGCTTGGTAAAGAAGGTACTAAATCTTCTAAGCCACGTTCAACATTACCTTCCGATATTTTGCTCATACCTCGACCGATACGCTCACCAATACTAAGCACAGGGCCGCCTATAGCTTCAAGAATTTGATCTTTAAATGTTGTGCCGGATCCCCCTGCTTTGTTATCTCTAACAATAAGATCGCTTAAGCCAATACGACCGGCAATAGATAGGTTAGTAAAGTACTCTAGTGGACCTTTATATAAGAACTCACCCAAGTGCTTACGAGTAACTGTATCCAAGTCATCGTCGTCATCATCACAGAATAATGAATAGACCATAGCCGCCGCACCAAACATTGGCAAGCCTTGAGCACCAGCCATTAAAGCAGTCATACCCACAATACCGCCTAGCTGTCTCCATGCGGCTTTTTTCATTTCGGGGGTTTCGCCGTTGGTAGCTTCTCTAAAGGCTTTCATCAACATATAGTACTGAGTAACGCCGTAACTCTTGTACATAAACATTAATTTACCAAGACCACTTTGTGCAATCCTTGGCGCCGCAGCTGCAGACGTACTACCGTTAAGTAATTGTGCTGTGTATACGGCATGGTTAGCTGCCTGTTCTTCAGCGGCTTCACCTGTAATACCTTGTTTATTAAGTTTAGCTAACTCCAAGTTATATGTCGCAAGCATAGTTACTTCACGGTTCATACGTTCTGTCTGTGCAAACATCCAACCAGATGCGGCATTGAGTTTAGCAAGGAACCCTGTACGAGTATCCCCAGTCAACATTTCATGCAGTTGAGAACGACCGATCTGTCCACGCTCACCTAGTACTCTAATAAAGGTAGCATACTTTTTACCGATTTTAGAGTCAGGCGCATAGTTGGCGATTGACCTTTGTACATCTAACTTAGTAGTCTTGCCTTCACCACCAAGCAGTTTAGTAGTTGCTTCTGAGCCGCTACCCATAAATAGTTTAGACGCTTCTCCAATAGCCGCCGCAATATTAGCATCTTTGTAATGTGCTTTTAGGTACGGAGCTACTATCATCGGAACTTGAGCTAAGTTAACTAAAGCTGAAGATACGTTAAAACCTAATGTGTAGTTATACACTGCTGAAGACAGTATGTTTCCTACGGAACTTTTCTTGGGGTTAAGAATATAATCCAAACGCTTATGGAATTCGTCGTAATATGCTTTCTCAAGTTGGTTATTTGTTGAACGTCCTTCAACTTTACCTCTACCTATGTCGTCCACAAAATCACGCATATTATCAACCACACCACTTATTTGTGGGTTGAACTTCATACTAGCTACCTGATGGATAGTACTGCGTATCTTATTCTCAAATACGCCAATAGAATCTTCTAAGAAACCAGCACGGTTGTTACGTTTTTGAAATGACTTAGCAAATGCAGTTTCGGGTAGCGTACTAATAAATAGACGCATAATTTCGTCAGTGTTCTTGTCGTACAGCGCACTGTCTTCTGTACTTAAATTCTTTGGTTTATTAGCTTCAAGACTTTGCAATACTTCATTAACAAACGAACCAGACGGCGCACGGCGGTAATCAACTTCCGCTAACTGCGAGTAAGGTCTTATATCTGTACCACCTAGTTTTTGCAGTTCCTCTATTCGAGCAGAGCGTTCGAGTTCAGTTTTAAACGCTTCATAGCCAGGTTGCGGTCTGTCATACTTATCTTTATATTGATATGCCAACCAGTAATCACCTTCACGACCAAGCGCAAAGTAAGGATCAATCACACCCTGCTTACGAAGTTTATCCATGATCTCTGTTTTAAAAGAGAACTTATTTTCTTTGGATAGATTCATACTATCAATGCGTTCTTGGATGACATTGCCAATCTCTTCGTACATACCCTTGTACGCATCACGCATTGTTTTATAAAGATTTTGCCAAACGGGATTTAGTTTTTTATATTCGGCATTGAGCTTATCCCAATCTTCTTCTAACCTGTTACCACTACTGTCTAATTTATCTGCGTATTCAGAACGAGGTTTTGTAGGATCAACCCCTGCAATAGTAGACTCATGTACAACAGTATTAAAACTATCTCTTTGCTCGGGTTTAGCTTTGATTGCTTTCTTAGCTTCCGCAACAACTGCATCAGCTTCGTTGTTTAATTTTTTCTTGTACCCATCTTTTTTATCTATCGTAGTGTTTAGCTTACTACCAAGACCGTTTAAAAGAGGGTCGGCAATTTCGCCCATAGCGTGCATGGGTAAGAAAGCAAACGTGTTCGATCTAACTGTTGAGTTGCCATTTTTAATTAATTGACTTAACGCAGCTTTTTGTTTCAAGTCTATATTAGGAACGCTAGTAATTACTTTATCTATACGGCTAATAAATTGGTTTGTTTGTTCCGGTGTTTTAATAGCGTATAAAGACCCGGCATCTCTGTATGTAGGCGCAGGAGAAATAATAGTATCAATCAGTCTATCAGCCTGGTCAAATGCAGATTCAAGTTTCTTAGGCTCCATACCAACCATACGGCGCAGGAAGTTACCAATGATACGCACGAACCGATCCCATGCAGAATGTTTTTGACCGTCTGGGTTAATAGACTTGAGCATTCCTCGGAATTCAGGATTTGCTTTAGCTTCGGCTACGAACTCTTGTAAGTTTGTAGATCCATATGCAGTTGGAATACTATCCTTTACTTTGTCGAATAGTTGTTGTAGCTGACGTGTTACTGGATGATTTGGGTCATCCAATACATGAGATGTTGCAGCGTGTCCTGATTCATGTAAAAGTACATGAGAGTTTAAGCCGGTTACAGAGTCAAGCTTAATCGTATTCGTTTTAGGATCAAACAGTCCTGCAACGGGTTTACCAGATTCATCTTTTAAGTTATCAACAACTTGTAGTTTAGTATCCGCGTTTACTTGGGCAAGTTGTGTTGCTAACTTAGATGTAAAACCATCTGACTGCGAGGCTAACAAGTTAAGGGCTGTCGTAAGATCACCATTCTCTAACGCACTAATGATTACTGGATGCAGCATGTTGCTAAGCTTAGAAATAGCGTCTTGTCTTAAATTAAGACCTTCACGTTCGTCTTCCTGCCTTTGCAAGTAGTCATCTACGGTTTCATCAGCACCCATGCCAAAGTAAACTCGGCCTAGCGTATCTACAATGTCTTGACTGTTTTTATTTACTTTCTCAAAGTATTTAAGCATATGGTCAAACTCTTTTACAGAGTCTTCGCTTAAATTAGAACGAATCCAGTCAGATGCAAGTTTAGCGTTTGCACCATTCATACCCTTAAAGAACTCGGCTTCAACAAGCGATTCGCCAGTAGATCTAAATTGCGGAGTATCATTAACTAGATCAAAAGAAATATTAAATAGTCCATCAATGATGCGTGGCATTTTCTTAAAGTAAGTTTGCGCCGCACGTTCTGCAGGGGACTGTTCTTTTTTATTAAGTATTACACCTGCAACAGCAATATGATCATCGTCGTTTTTAACATCGTTTCTAAAGAAGTTTGTATACCCACGTTTAATAGTTTCGACTAAACCTTTGGGTGGTTTAGCATTTGGGTTAACGCTTTCTTTTTCTTCAATAGACTTTTCAATCTCATCAAACGCACTAGACTTTATATCTTTAACAGCTCCACGAGCAGCTTGTTTTTCAGTCTTTGGGGCAGGGGTAGTCGTAGCAGTAGGCTTACTAGCTTTCTTTGCTGGTTTGGTTTTAGCTTCACCTTTAGGTTCCTCATCTAAATAAGCGTGTTCAGGAATCTCTGGTTCTTTAATTTCTGCAGGAGCTTCAGCTTTAACTTCTTTTTTCTCTAATGTACTTGACTCATTAGCTTTTCGCTTTGCAGGTTTATTAGCAGGTGGCTCACTAGATACCACTGTTCCTGGTTTAGATTTTTCAACTCCTCCGGCGGGTTTAGGTTCTGGCTTACTAGGTGTTGAAACGCTTGTTCCAGTTGCGGGAGTGACAGGTCTAGACCCAGTTCGTTTGGATGGTTCGGCACGTTCTGCTCCTTTTGCGATACCACCTTTAGGTCCAAAGAGTGGCTGTTGGGTTGCCAAGTTCCTAAACGCTTTCATTGCCACACCTTCAATTGCTTGCTTGGTGGACGCAGATAGGTTGGGGTTACTACGCACACTAACTAATACGTTTGCGACCTGTTGTTGGTGTTCAGGATTAGCTAAGTCTTTGTTAAGAAGTTGTTTGTAAAAACCAGATTGTTTAGTCAGGCCCGTACTATTTAAAGTATTGGCATCAAGCACAGTGCTTTCAGGTTGTGGTTCCGGCTCGGCTTCGGGTTCAACTTGTGCCGCACGCCGTTCTTGTTTGGTTGGATAGGGTACACCAGGCAGTTGTAGTTGTTTATATTCTCTCTGCCCTAATTTACCTGCCGGACCTTTTTCACCTTTTTCTTTGATGCCAGTGATTTCTGGTGTTAATTCGTTTTCAGGTGATGGAACTGTTTCAGGTGCTTCGTTCTTAGTTCTTTCTTCTTCCGCAAAAGCAGCTTTAACATCATTAGCGTGACCTATTAAACGTTTTTCAGTTTCAGTCAACTCTACATTAGCATAACCTGCATCACGCAACTTATCTTGGAATAGTTCGGCGGTATTAAGTAAATTTACATTCTCAAGCAATGGGTGCAATAAATCAAGGCGAGCCGCTTGTCTACGATCAATTTCACCTTTGGCTACTCGTGCATCGGTTTCAGCAATAGCATCATTTAATTTAATTTGCGCTTCATCTTTTTTCTGTTGAATTGCATCTAATTGTGCTTGGTTTTCTGCAGCTACTTTTTGTTCTATAGCCACCTGCGGCCCAGTACGTGCGCCAGTTAAATCTAATTCTTGTTGTATAGGTTCAGCTTTGGGTTCTTCAAACGGCAACTCCATTTGTTGAGGTTGCGGTTCTTGTGTTTGTTCTTCTTGTATTGGCGCAAGTTGTTGTTCGCCAAGTTTAAAGTCGGGACGATATGCGTCCATAGCCGCTTGTTTTTTGGCTTCGCTTGCGGCTTGTTCTTGTTCGGCTTGATATTTTTCAACCGGAAATAGATCGGGTTGATACCCTCCAGGTGGTGGGGTGTATCCTAATTGGGGTGCACCGGGAGGTTGTAATGCTTGTCTAGCTTGTTGTTTTGCTAATGCTTCTTGATCTTTACGATCTTGGATTTTTTGTTTGGTATCTGCAATCTTACGACTAGCTTCTACTGCAGCACCGGGAGCACCAAAGAACGTACCACCTACTGCACCTTTAACGGCAGAGGTAATAATGCTATCAATATTTTTAGTAGAGAAAAAGTCTTGTTTATCTCCCGCAATTTGAGATGCAAGAATTTGTAAAGCCTGTTGCCCGCTTTCAGTAAGAGATTCGCCACCCATTGTTTTAAGTAGCTCAACACCAAAAGCTTTCTTAAATGTGGGGGGTACGACAGTAGACTTCTCAAGCATACCTGCAGCAATACGTTTCTTACCCGCTTCACCTAATTGACTTAACATCTTTTCGGGTAAATATGTATCTAGTGCTGCAACCAGCGGACCAATTGTTAAAGCAATACCGGGGTGAAGTTCGCCTGTATCTTCATAGATACTTTGAAATACGTCAGGAACGTTAGTAGCTAAAGATGCGCCCCAAAGTCCAGTCTTAGAACCAATCTCTGCACCTTTTTTAGTTGCTGCCTGTCCAGCAGCATCAGCTGTAGTTCGTGCTAATAACCTATCAGCATATTCTTTACCGGCTTCTTCAGTCAAACCTTTTTTAGCTATAGTTTTAGCGGCTTGTTCTTTAACCGCTTTTTCTACGCCTTTTCTAGCGAGATATTTACCACCAATCTCACCAACCCCTGCGCCGCCAATAAAAGCTCCAATATCGGGAGCAAGTTCGCCAAGTGTTTCTGCGCCATAACCTAATATGCTACCTGTTGGACCTGCTATATCTTTAACTGATTTATATGCAGTTGGGTTTTCTTCCTCTGCGGTTTGCATCCGTTGTTGGTATTCACCAAGCTTTTGCTTAGCGTATTCGTCTTTACCTAAGACAGATGCACCTAATGCCGGAAGCAATTCTGAAAATGTTCCTTTAGTACCTTCCCATCCACGTTTAGCGCCACCGGCAATAAGTTGCCCTATACCAAGTTCACGAGGGTCAGGTTGCCAATCCGCTTCTTGTTGCTTAGTCATAGCCGCTTGTTGCATAGCGGTAGCACGAGCCATAATTTCATCTCTTGGCATAGAGTCAGGCATCATTACATCGCCGACCCCCGGTATAGTTACCCGTGGCATAGTGCTTCCTTATTCAAATGGGTTGGCTAATTCTGATGTTGGCGCAGCAGATTTTCTATTAACTGCTGACATTCTAACCATTTCATTTTCCATATATTTATCCGCAAAAGCATCAAAATCTTCCCTAGCTTTTTTATATGTAGATGTTTTAGGTCCATAGTTAGTAAGACCATCTTGAATTTTTGCGGGTAACTTTGAAAAGAACGGCGCAGATGATGGCATAGCTTTATATCCATCATATTTATCCTCAAGTTTCATATACGCTATGTTACCAATACCACCACCAAGTCCAGCCGCACTAGTACGAGGACGTTCTTTCATGTAGTTGCCAGTTTGCGTTGCTTGGTATGCCTGTGCCGCACGGAGATCATTAATGCCCGGCGTTTCAGAAATCTTATTGTTAACATCAGCAATTTGTGCATTAGCTTGGGCAATACGAACTGGAAGTTCTGCTTTGGATATACCAAGTTTTTCAGCTTCCATTTTAAGTTGTTCACCAGTAAGACCAAGAGCCAATAGCTGTTTGACCTTATCATTTTTTGCCGTATTAATTTTGTCAATGTCAGACATATATCCCTGGAACGCAGGTTCTGCGCCTTCAGCCCAACTACTAAAAGCAGTTTGAACTTTACCAGGTTCGACTTTACCCGCTTTACCTGCTGCGCCCATAGCACCTTGAATAAGACGCATTAACATAGCGTTAGACCTTGCTTTCTCTGGATCTTCAGCATTGTCGTTAATCATCTTTTCGTACTTAGTTAATAATGAAGTAACGCCAGATGTATCCCCCCTAGGCGCATCTGCACTTAAATAACTAAGGGGGCTGGCAGTAGTCGTGCTTGGCGTTGCGGGTGCTCCCTCTCTGGCTTTTACTGGGGTATCATGGATAACAATACCAGTATCTGTTGGTGTAGGGGTAGTAGTTGTATTTGTGGATGGTGTGTAACTTTTTTCACTAGGTGGGGCTGTTCTTTGTGCTTGTTCCGCAGCAATAATTGCTTTTGGATCAATTTTTGTACCTGCACCTAAATTAAATAACCTAGCCAAAATACCAGGGCTTGTATCTTGTTTTTCATTTTCATACATCCCAGTTTCTGGGTCTAAGTATGGGTTAGTACCACCAGCCAAACGCATAACCCCACCCTCTGCCGCCATTTGTGTTGGCAAGTTAGACGGTGCTTGGTCAATACCTTGAGGAGGTTGTTGTGGAGCAGGTTGTGGTGGCGCAGCTTGAGATATACCTTGTGGTTGCGCAGGGGATGCTGGATTCATACCGCCTGTAGGTGCAGGCGCACCGCCTTGTTGGGCAGAAAGTATTTGATCAAGTTTAGCCAAATCAGCCGCATACTTATGCGCTTCGTCATTGTGCCCTTCTTCAACCGCTTTTTCTAATTTAGCTTCGATAGTAGATTTTAACAATTCAATTTGTTTAGCTGAGTTAACTTGCGCAACTTTAGCTTTTAGGTCGTCTATTACAGTAGATTTAGGTGGTGGAGTTTTAGGAGCCGAATCCGCTTGTTCGCTAAGTTGAATCGCCTCGGCAATGCCCCCGGCAGGTTTAGATATTGTTCCGTCCTGCATACCCTTATCAATAGTTTGTTTAGAGTATTTATCAGGAGCTAACATAACTTTGCGGTTAATAGCAGCAATACCGCCACTATCAAAACGCTTGGCTTTTAAAATACCACCTTCAGCTTTATTAGCTAAAGCCACACCAGCCGCCGTTGCACCAGCAAGGGGAGCTATTTGACCAAACACGGTTGGAGCCGCAGCTTGTTGGGTAGTTGTTACATCTGTAATTGGTGTACCAGAAATTAAATTCTTAAGCTGACCAAGTTGCGTCATCGGATACTGCTGTGCAGTATTGTAATTTTGCATTCCTTGGTTAATGATATTTTGCTGTTGCTGTTGCTGTTGTCCGCCAACAGTACCTTGCATATTAAGAATGTTTTGCTGAGCACCCAACTGCTGTGTGCCAATATTTGCAAGGTTTTGTCCCTGTGTGCCCGCAAGACCATATCCAGATTGTTGAGCCCCAACTCCTGCAAGACCCGCATTGGCTCCTGCAATACCTAAATTACCAGCTTGTTGCGCACCAGACAAGCCCAATCCATACCCTTGCAGTGCTTGAGACCCTGCTTGATTGGCACCTTGTAAACCTTGTGCATTACCTGTTAAAGCGTTTTGCAAACCCTGCATTTGGAACGTACCGGCTTGGTTGTATTGGTTTTGGGCTGCAGTGAAAGCATTGTTATATGCATTACCTACCAGTTGATTTTGCGCCAACATTTGATTTTGTTGGTTTAATCCTTGCATCAAAGCTTCTCTACTTCCGCCAAAAGCTCCAGCAGATGTGGCAGCACCTTGTTCAGCAGCTCCCTGCATTCCATATTGTTGGTTAAGCAATTGCATTGATGGTGCAAGAGCTTGATTTATATATGGATTCATATATCCACCAACTTGATTTTGGAAATCTTGTGGTGTAGCACTAGCACCTAAAGCAGCCGCCTGTTGACCAATTTGGGAACCTTGTTGTCCATAGCCTAAAGATTGTCCCGCATATTGCTGTCCAGTATTAGCTCCCAATCCGCCATATATATTAGATAGTCCAGCATTTTGCTGAGCGGCCCTAGATCCTTGTTGACCATATTGGGCAGCGGTTTGTGTTGTGCCCAAAGCTCCCGCTCCGGCTTGATTAGTTAGATCCGTAGCTGTTCCGTATTGACCTGGTGTTTGTAAATTAGCTACAGACTGTTGTTGCTGTTGTTGTAGCGGAGTAAACCCAGCTACAGATGCATTGGCTGCGCTTTGATCAGAAGCGCTCATCCCGTATTGACCGCCGGCAGGATTTATACTTCCATAGGCTTGGTAAGGGTTTACACCAGTAATCTGACCGGTATTGGGATCTGTATTAAATACTTGTTGCTGAGCCGCACCAAGATATGACGAGACATATGGTTGCGCCCAAGGCGATAAACTTGTATATTGATTTTGTTGTTGCGTTTGTCCGCCGCCGCTTGATCCACCGCCCATAATAGACTCCTAAATATCTGATTGCACTACTGTGTAGCGCTTTGCAAAACTATACCGTCTCAGTAATCTAGCCACAGAATCTCTTACCGCACCCTGTATTCTAGTTGCTCCCATGTTTTTTACTATTTCTTTCATTTGATTAAAAGTATCGTGGTTCATAATTAACTTACCACCTATCGTTGTAAAAAACGCCACCCTGTGAGTCGGATAGTTTATAAATGAAACTGTTCCTGCCCCATGAATCACATTGTTTTCATCAACCGCAACCAATAAAACCCAAGTTCCAAGATTTACAAACATTTGGATTTGGTCCATACTATAATCACCGCCCCCATGCTTATGTGCTTCAGCAATAAAACTTTCAACTAAAGGCCAAGTTTGGGCGCAATAGTTTGTAGCGACGTGCTTTATAGTTAATGTCATGCAGGTATATATTTTTCGGGTTGAATTTGTTTACCTTGTTTTGTATTCCCTGTTCGGGCTTTACGAACTTTGTCCATCATACTGTAAAGATGCCTAGCACCAGCATCAGTAGACCCATTACCAAGATGAGACACAACATCAGCAGGAACAACAAACTCTCCATCAGCCAATCTTGCGGGTTGTTTATCGGCAATACTAGCGGGTATATGATCTGACATACCGTCGCCCGGGCCTTTAAGTAGTCGTCCACCATCTGAATAGCCCCCTAGATTATAAGTTCCATCAGTATGTCCACCACTTGATAAAGCCATAATTCCACCTTCAGCCGCCATGGTAGTAGGTAAACTAACTCCATATTGAGATGCCAAAGCAGCTAGTTGTGCGCCTGTACTATTATTAGAAGTATTTGGCGTGTAAATATTTAAACCGTTACCAGTAGATTCTCCCGCTGCAGTTATACCCGTTGAACCACCACTTGCCATATTTTGTTCTAACGCACCAGATAATGGCGTGTTGCTAGGTTGATATCCTGCCATTTGCATAGCAGAAGTAGGCATTTGAGTTGGTGTGTTATATCCGTTGTAATTGATTTGACTCATTGGATACTGCTGTCCAGGCATACCGCCAACTGCTAATGAAGTTATACCACCTTCTGCCATTGGACGGACGGGCTGATATTGTGGAGATAAAGTCCTACCTAAACCCACCTGTTGCGCAGTTTGAGGTTGGTATGGGGACATAAAGTTAGCTTTAAATGCATTTGCTTTCATTAAAGCCGCCAAGCCAGCAATACCACCAACAGCAACTTTTTGTGCTGTGCTCATGCTGTTCCAGGTACTCATTAATTTACTGCCTATACCTGATAATGGGTTTGCATCTGTACCAGCTTGACCAAGTTCCCCCGCTATAGTTCCAGCAGATATAGTAGAAGGAGGACCCATAAATTCAGAACCAGGCAGTCCAGCAGTGCTAGGGTTAAATTGACTTGCTTGGTTAGCAGCAGTAACTGCTTGTTCCGCCACTTTTGGCGCAATACCCTGCGGCGTTCCCGGCCCTTGCGGTATGTTAGATAAGTTTTGTGGTAAATTAGCAGACTCGGGAGACGCTAAATCCATAGGACTTACTCCGTAGCTAGATAGTGCTCCACCACCAATAGCATTTGCTCCGCCCATGCCGGCATCAGCGGCTAAGTCCATGCCACTAACAGCCCCTGCATCAGCGCCGGCTTCGCTTAATAAAGCTGCTTCTCCAATTCCACCATCTGCCATAATTTTCCCCTAAGATGTTCTTACTTTTAGCACATTACCTGCGCTTGTGTCTACATAAATATCACCCACTCTAAGCAGTCCAGCTGAATAATCAGCCTGTGTAGGTAAACTTAAAACTTGTCCAGTTCCACTTGTCCCGGGTTGACTGAAATTAACTGCTGAAATAACCTGAGATGTCGTTGTTGAATTAGGAGCCGTTACCCTTTGGGTTGACATTGCACTTGGGCCTGGATTGTCTAATTGAGCAAAGTACAAACGCAAAACGTTTGCAAACTTATTCATATAGTCCTGGTCATACTCAACAGGAGCAATGGGTAAGTTAGGTGCTTTTGTAGTCCCAGTACTCATCGTCTACCGTCCGGTCTAATGTCAATCCTAGGAACACCAAGCTGCCAAGATGTTCCAATCGTATTGGACTCTATTCTAAAGCTCATCTGACGACCACGCAATCTGGTATAAACCTGACCTGTAAACTGCTGAATATCGTATTCGCTTTGTGCAGCATAATTATTAGCGCTTATTACTTGTGGGTTGTCCGCCACACCATATGCTGATCCTGAGTTTTGTCTAGGCTTGACCGTCATTGTAACCAATGGTTGGCTAATGTTAGATCCGTTGAAATTAACGTCAGGCAGTATTCTCCACACAAACCCAAAGTTATGCCCTTCACTAATTTCAAAGTCTGATGATTGCACAAACGCATCAATAGGTAATGTTGCTGCAGTAGAGTTGTCGTCTGTTCCGTTTTCATGGTTTACAAGAACCCCATTGCCGCTAGTTGCAATAATTGGCGTGGATGCAACAGTTTGATTAGGTGTAATTGTATAAGTGCCGATACCACCAGATCCGGTAATAATAGCTGTAATTGTAGTATTAGGAGCAATACCGGTTCCAGTAATAGTTTGACCCACCGCCAAAGCACCAACAGTAGGGACCGCACTAACCGTTAATGTTGACCCAGAAATAGAACCTGTGCAGACACAATTGGTATAGTAACAAGCCGCAATAGGGTATTGGTTAATACCAGTTTGGAACCAAGCCGTGCGGCTCATCTGCCCTATGCTCCAAGTTCTTTCTAAGTAGTTATAGATGACATAAGAATCAACTATTGTGTTTGGATTAGTTGTTGTACCAGTTCCGTTTGGTCCGGTAATAGAACAATAGAACCACCATACTTCATTAAACTGCTCATTAGCTCCGGCAAAGATTTGGTAGTTTTGATATTGATTTATATTTTGGAACACATATTGACGCACTGAGCAAGGTAGTGTTTGCACCGTACCTGTATAAATATAAAATTTATTTTCACCCATCCAATACGTTACGTTATTAACTGTCACCATGCAGTTAGGCGATACGGTAGAGATGTTATCCATCAATAACTGGAAGCCCCAAACATAAGGAGCACCTACATACTGCATAGAGTAAAGCGCAGAATCAGTCCAGATTAATATCTCTTGACGGGTAGACCTTGCTCCAACAATGTAAGATCCATTGGTTAAGGTATAGTCACCAGACTGATTGGTAACGCTAGGAACCCACTGATAAGGGTTAGCCTGATCCGACCAACGCACACACATAGGATTAAAGTTT